TCGCCTTGGGCATCTGCCTTTGGCTCAATCTTATTTTCAGTCATTTTCAGACACCTCATTGTTAGTTAATAAAACTCCAGCAGCGTCGCCGCCTTTGTCCCATACCCCTTTTGAACCTCTAGCTTTCGTAACGATTGCTATGTGATCCAAAAGGAATGGCACACCCTCAATCAAGAGTGGCTCGCCATTCTCGGTTGTAAGTGTAATGTTACCAGCAGTTTCATCAAAAACAACTGCTGGGGAAGTCGATACTTCGCCTTCCAAAATTTCATCTATTGCGGCTTGATCGTAAATCTTCGCAATACCCCAAACTTCATCGCCTTTAATGTAAGGCATCAAAATACTGCCTACGGCGCGGTCTTTAAACTCTTGGGTAGTTAAAACTTGTGTTTCTGGATGATCCATAATCACCATCAAGCCATTACAGCGCTTTAAAAACTCATCGTTTAAATAAAGTGATGGATCACGCCATACATGTTCGCCAATGCTAGAACGGAACGCGAGTCCAGTGCCGGTAATACGAATTGCCAGCAAAGCAATATTGGCGTACATTTGGGGACTTGCCAAAATACCTTGACTGATTAATTCAGCAATATCAGTTTCAGTTTTGGCTTTCGCTACTTTAAACGCTGTTTCCATACCCGGGTGAAGCGGGAATGGTGGGCTGTCAATATTGCACCAATCGAACCCAGTAGATTCGTAATTTAATTTAACATCGCCTTTTTCTACATCGCGAGCGATGTAAGTACAAAATTCGCCGTCATCAAACAAGACTTCTAACTTGCCTTCATACTTTAAGCCTGTTTCTTCAAAACATTCACGGCGAGCCGCATCCTCTAAACTTTTATCTTGTTCGTTTTGGTGTCCACCGGGGACAGCCCAAGTGCCGGGATAATCACCGCCATTACCGCGGCGAATCAACAAAATCTCTTCATCTTTAGTAACAAACATAATGCCCGCGCAACGTCCAGCAGCGCCCGCATCGTTAGCGACGGGTTCGACTACGGCTGGGGCTTCAGGTACTACTTCCATCGAATCTGGTACGCAATTCGGTACGCTTTTACCGTCTTTTTCTTTCATGCCATATTGGGTATAGCCTTCCCAACATGGATCTTCATCTGGAATAGCCTGTGCATACTCAATTAACGCATCGCACATTTCTTCTAAATGATTCTGCGCTTCATCCGCATCGCATTTCCATTTTTTCAATGCTTTGTTGATTCTAGAGTCGGGATCGTGCGCTGTTTTTTCGGAAGTAAGTTTGGCTTTCATACCCTTCATGCGGGCGCAGAAAGACTCTTTACGAGATCCGCCTTCAGGCTGCGGGGCTTTTAAATGGGCGCCATGTTCCTTGTTATAGGACTCGCGACCTTTTTCATTTAGCCCGCCATTCTTGTTTTTACCTTCTTTAGTCTGCCAAGCTTCAGAATCGTCGGTGCCAAAGCGAGGAACAACTTCCTCGTCGCAATCGTCGTCCTTTTTCATTTCTTGAATGTGCTGGGCTACTTGATATAGCTTTTCGCCAATATCTTTAATCTGTAGTTTTTGTAGTTCTTGGCTTAACGCGCCTTTACGAACCACAATATTGCTGTCAGTTTCATATTCAGCAGGGGCTAATAGCATGGGAGCAGACACTAAAGAATCTTCTTTAAGCGCGGTTACTTCCATTTCTTTGAGTAATAGCTCATTTAGCCATTCCATCTCTTCAGCTTCATTATCGTCTTTATGTTTGATGAATTTTTCACCAACAGACTTCGGAATACCAATATTAGATTTACCTGCTGCGGCAGCGTACATCGCTTTTCGTTGGTTTTCCGACTTAAATGGCATAGGTTAAAACCCTAGTAAATTTTCTTGGATTGTAACGCTTCTTTACCTTTTTGGGTAATCATTTCATCGGGCAGTTGACTCACTCGATATAAATATTTATACCGGCACCGGCAATATACCTCTTCGCCGGGTGCGACCACATCGTTAGTATATCCGCTTTTTGGCTTTACATAACCATCTTTTGCAGCCCAACTACCGCGTATTAAAAATATTTTTTCGTCTAGTTCGCGGTGATCTTCACGATAGTCATAGTTTGCTTGACGCCAATTGCTATGCCATTTTGCTGCAATTGCACCATTATCGATAGCTACGATCTCATTGATATTGGCTACTAGCTTGTGAGTTTGGTCAATAATGACACGGCGTTCCTTAAATGGAAGCAACCCCAACTCTTTTTTAATGTGTTTTTTCTCTTCTTGGCGATCTACTGCATCGCTTCCGCCCACTGGGATCGAAGTCGCCCACCCTGCAAATCGACGCAAAGTATTACTAATTGACTCTTCGCGGTTATATTTAATCAGATTGGCGCTTGCCATGATGCGGCGATCGAGTTCAGCTCGTAGCTTGGGAGTCAGTTTGGCTACCGTAAAACGGCTAACATCCTTATTTACTAGCCCACCTTTGGTCACTAATCGATCAAAAGCACCTTTCAAAGAGCGTTCTAATTCTTTTTGCAGTGTTTGAGGCGTAATTAATGATTTTACAGCAGCAGTTTTTAGCTCTTTTACCCAATAATCAAGCCTATTTTGGCTATCAAAGCCAAAACGCATGAAATCGTTGATAGCCGCTGTAAGGACTTCATAGAAAGTCACGGCTTAATCCTTGGATGGTGGCTCAGTTGGGGCAGTCAGTGGGGTAGGTGGCTCATACTCCATAATCTCTTCAATATCCAATTGCATCGAAGATTTGAACATTTCTGGCATTTCTGACAGGTTGTCTTGCGCCCATTGAATCGCGCGGGCGCGGTTTTCAGGGTTTACTACTGGCAATAGGGTGCGAAGGATCTCGGTCATACCTTTGAGTTTAACTTCTTCAGTCTTAACCAACTCGCTTGGGGTTTCCTCAATCATGGAATCCCAAGTTGGGGTAAACGCATCTTTCCATTCATAGAACGCTTGTTCATACGTTTTTCCTGCGTACATGTCAGGATATTTATTCTGAATAGCTTCAAAGAATTGTTTGTTCCATGCGCGGTGCATTACTATTTTGTCAAAGAACTCAAATAGGGTACGCATATCGTTGCGTAAACCTGTGACATATTGAGCGATCGCAATCGCGTCTTGGCTACCTTCTGCAAAGCTATTAGCTAGGGCTTCATCTTTTAGCAAGATGGCTGGCACGTCGGTTGCAGCGGCGATATTGGCAATAATATTATCTCGCGCCGTAGTCATCGCAGTATCAGTATTGTTCAGGTCAATAGACTCGATATCTTCATCGATATCGATAGACAATACGTTACCGGTAACGCCTTGTTGCAGGTAGCTACGCTTAATTCCTGACGCAGTTTGCATCAAACGATTAACGATTGAGCCAGATTGTTTTTGCTTAATAACCAGCAGACCTGCTTTGAAAGTAACGAGGTCATCAGTGACCATGCTCTGTACAAACGACTTCAAAGGATACAGGGCGCGTTGGAATACAGAACGACCTGTGAAACCAAAACCAGATGGCTGGAAGCTTAAATAAATCGGCGTATTGTTAAACACAATACAGCTACGACTTGGATGATATGGTTGACCCGCAGCCGTAATGTAGGATAGCGGCTTTTGGAAATCTGGCGCGTTAGGGTTCTGATTGGTGACGGTTGAGCCAGCAAGGTTTAACGGGTCAAGTTTATTAAAATACAAATTTAAATCAGGTAGTTTCCAAGGATCAATTTCTTGGTCAGTTGGAACCCCTTCGGCGCCATAAACAATCGCAGCTACACCATACACACGTTTAAGAAAGGTTACGTCGCGAATAAGATTTGTAGCGTCCAGATTGTTCCACTCTTCATGAAATGCTTTAATGAGCATATCTTTTGGGTGGCAATCCATTGCGATTAAGCGTGGTTTTGCTAAAGCTAATACGATGGGTTTTTCAATAATTTTAGCGGCTAATGGATGATACTCAAAAATCGCTTTACAAGTCTGATATCCAACGGGACTGCCCGGCTCGATTGCTTCAGACTGCAAGAAATCCATTAGTGGGGAAGGTAAACCGGTATTTGATATAGTCACGTCAGACATAGATTATTCCCAAAAATATATTGCCCATAATACCACTAGAATCCCAGTTTGTTACCTAGTCCAAGCGCAATTCCGTAGACAGTAGCATCCAATAGATCGTCTGATCGTTTGTGAGCGTCTGGATCCCCTAGTCTAAACGAGGTTAGCTGAGTCAACAAGTGATTTCGTGTGGCGCCCTTAAATCCAACGGTTTTATTAAACGCAACATCACTAATTTTCACTAATTCTTGATGATAGTATCCAGAGATACTAACCACGCGCTCATCTTTGCCAACTTGTACCAGTTTACTGTCAATCCCGCGCATACTCCATCCGCGATTGTTGGCTTGCTGTAACAAGATCGAGCCAGTAGCTGTGTCCTCAACGAACACACCTGCGCTGCCGTATCTTGCCCCACAGCTCTTAGCTAACTCTTCTAGCTTATAGAACACACTTGGAATCCAGTGTTCTAATAGCCCGCCGTCAATTTGCACGATATCCCAATCTAGGATAGTTAGCGGTATGCCAAACTCATTGAGCGCGAAAAATACCACAGCCGTGCCGTCATGTTGTTTACCGCCTTTGACCGCCGTATCCATGATGGCGTACACCGCGTCACAATTCTTGGGATAGGCTACTGGTTGCTCGTCGACTAACAGCTTTTCGGCTGATAGCAGGGCAATATTCGACCAATCGACAAACTCGGCAAGATACTCTTGACGGAACACCATTGGATGGTTGCGCTCACGTTCGCGCTCTAATTCGTCTAACGGAACATAAGGGTTTGTACTAGTAGGTGCATGAAACGAATGAAACCCTAAGTCGGGTTCTTGACAGGCTGAATAGAAGAAGTTGTCAGGGTCAATTCCGTTTGGCGTACTGAACACCCACGCAATCCCGCGAGTGGTTAGCATCGTTGGCTTTATGGACTTAAACCAAATCTCGTCTTTCATCTGCGGTGACTTGGTAAATCCTGCCTCATCGATGAGCACTAAGTCATACTCGCGCCCGCGCCCTGCTAGCTCATTATCATTTAGCGTCCAAAAGTCAATTTTGCCGCCACTCAGTAATTTGATTGTTCCATCGTTGCGGTTGGCGCTTTTAACGATGGGATCTAACATATCGCGCAAGTGATCCCACGGTTCGGCAAGCTGTTTGTGCTCGGGCGCGAATATTCCGACTGATTGCCCATTGCCCCCAGCCCGGGCTGCTAGCCATTCCATGAATCGTGTTTTGCCCCAGCGTCGTCCGCAGCGCGTCGCGTTTAAGCGTTTTTGCTGTAAAAACAGGGCATGTTGCCCTGAATGTAGTACTGGTAGTTTGACCCTACGGGTATCAGCCATTAGCTAGTAGCTTTCAGCTCGGGGCTAGGATCTGGTAGCGTGTTCTCGATCACAATGCGTAATTCATTGGAGCCGTCAGCTTCTGGCTTGGCGGGCTTCCAGCCGTGGAGGTGAGTAAGCACTGTCGTTGCAGCTTTGGTATCCCCATTAATTGCATTACGCATTAGCGATCCGCTTACATCTGCATGATTTTTGGCACGTCCATAAATGACTGCTTCGGCAGCTTTTTGGTCAAATTGGCAAAGACGATTAAAGTCTACGGGCAAAAAGCCAGCAGCAATAGCTAGTGCATCTCCGGATAAACCCCTATACGCCGCATCATAGATGTTGGCGATCTCTTCTTCCGTAGCTACGATTTTGTCAGTTTTATGATCGATTGAATAAAATAGTGGGTCAAGTGCGAAACGGTCGTTCATGTTTCCAGCTCCCAGTATAGTTAAACAATGCCTTGATATTAGCACAAACCCTAAAAAGTGCAACAAGCTTGTTTTACATATTATGTTAGTAGATACTAACTTAGTTTTATAACTATAAAAATTTTTTCGGCTTTTGTAAAAGACTTTTTTGCATAGTTCCTAGAATAAAAAACCCTCTCATCGTACCCACCTAAATTAATGACCCCCTTTTTCGATTTTATATGGCAAAAAATCCCCGCCATATAGAATAAGGTTTAGCGGGCGATATCGCCCCGCAAGCCCCTAGCTATAAGCCCCTAGCTAATAGCCGGTAGATTTTAGATTACGGCTTGCGTATAACCGCTATTATGTCAAACAAGATTGGGTCAAATTGTCATCTATAAGCTAGTGGCTATTAGTTAAAAGCTATTAGCTTGGGGTTTGAAATTTAAACCGGAGCGGGGCGCGATCAAAACTTACTATTAGCCCCTAGCTATTAGCTATTAGCATTTACCCAAAAATCAGGGGCATTTGCACGCTCAAAAATTATGGGTCAAATAGGTCAATTGTCATTAGCAAAACAGTCGCACGCCTACAACATTGTAAAACCCTTAAAAATACCATATTTAAAATTTATATATGTATTAAGTATGACAATTTAACCTATACCAAGCTACAAGCCCCTAGCTATAAGCCTCTAGCTAAGGTCATTAACCTATGTTTACATACCCAATTCATAACCCAAAACACCCATAAAAAATGACAATTTGCAAAAATGCGACAATATTGCAAAATAAAGTGTTGCACTATCTTAAAAAGTGTTTACAATGTTTTTATGCGATCAAACAATAGCGCATGACAATTTAACCTATAAAGGGATAAAAAATGGAAAAGCTAGATAAAAAACAAATTAGTATTTGGGATTTTTTGGGCGCTTGCGTATTGGGCGCGATCATTGGCGGCTTGTTTGCCGTCGCAATTCTAGGGGGGTTTTAATTATGCAAAAACTAACATTTAACGATTTTGGCTGGATTGTGATCGCGATCGAACGCACCGGCAATTACTTGCAGCATATTAGATTTGACAATAAGCGCGACGCCCGAGCATTTCTAAAGGCGAATCCAGACGCATGGTTTTGCGGCTAAACAATCAATTAACTAGAGGAAAAATCGACAATGAAAACATACAATAGAGAATTTTTTATTCCCGCAAATTATGAGCTATTAGCTAATAGCCCCGAGCTAGGATTTGCCGCTTATGGCATAGCCGAGCCGCGAGCCGTTGCGCTCATATTTTCAGGGAAAAGCAATAAACCACGCTTGCATTATCGATTCGCTAGCGTGGAAAAGCGCGACGCTTACATAAATGAGCAATTAAGCGCACTAGAAAAAAGCGCCGCCGATAAGCTAGCCAAGCGCGAGATTAAAAAGCAATTAAGCGCCGCGCATGACGTAAAACCGGGGGATATTTTCCGGTGCTCATGGGGTTACGATCAAACCAATATTGATTTTTATCAAGTTTTAAGCGTATCCGGTCAAATGGCGAAAATCTCGCAAATTCGCGATATATCAGAGGATAGCCGCGAATGTTTTATGCAAGGCGAGAGCGTGCCAATGCCCGGCGCCTTCATTGGCAGCATATTAAGCAAAAAAGTGCAGCGATATAGTGAAGATTCGGAGCCGTATTTTAAAATCAATTCATTTTCATGCGCTCGCCGGTTTAAGCCCGCCGCCGTTATTGATGGAAAAGCAATATTTGAGCCTAGCGCTTGGACGGCATACGCTTAATTTTTAACTTACTAGAGGATATAAAACCATGATACAAACCAATGATTTTACCCGCGTGAATAATGACATTAACGGTAATCCGCGCTTTGTTTGCCATTTTTTGCAATTTACTACTAATAACGATCTAGCCGATTATATGGGCATGGATAAGATTAGCCGTAAGTATGACCTAGCTTTAAAGCGAGCCAAGCCGCTAGGCGGGCGCCGCTTTCATAATAAACAATATGGGGGCGGGATTGTATTCGGCTCTATCTACAATTTGGCGGATTTATGCGCCGATATCAATTCACTCATGGGAGCGCTAGAAAATGCCTAATTTAGAAAAATTGACGCGAGAAAATCTTATAAAAGATGTATTAAATATGACTCTGGATAATTGCTACAACGATAGCGCTTATAACGATAACACTTTACATGACCTTATTTTATTTGGATTCAAGGGTTTATCTAACATGAGCGAATCAGAATTAAAACATGAGTATGACATTTTAGACAATTCAAGGGGGCAATAATGAGATATTTTGCATTAAATCCGGACGGGTTAATTTATGCAATAGGCGATCATGGCGATATTTTTGCGGCGGAAGATACCG